GTGCACAAACAGAAATATCGCCTACCCCACGAATGGGAAGGGGCCGTCGAGGGCTGGCTCGACTGGCTCCGCACCGGGGGAATCCCAGCGACCACCATCCGAACCCGCCGCGGACACGTCCGCCGCACCGCCCGCATCCTGGGCACCCGGACGCCGGCCGCGGTCACCACCGAGCAGCTCGTCGCCACCTTCGCGCGCCGAGACTGGTCCACCGACCACCGCCGCGGCATCCGAACATCACTGATCAAGTTCTTCGACTGGACCACCGAGCGCGGACTCACCACCAGCAACCCCGCCGCCGGCCTACCGAAGGTCCCGGAATCCCGGCCGAGGCCACGACCGGCCACCGACCGAATCTGGCAGGACATCCTCATCAACGCCGGACCGCGCGAACGACTCATGGCACGACTCGCTGGGGAAGGCGGGTTGCGCCGAGCAGAAGTCGCGCGGGTACACACCAACGATCTGATCGAAGAGATCGACGGCTGGACCCTGATCGTCCACGGCAAGGGCGGGAAGCAGCGCACCATCCCGATCAGCGACTGCCTCGCCGCGGAGATCGCGAAGGGGCCAGGGGGCCACACCATCGGACGGGGAAGGTCCGGCTGGTTGTTCCCGGGGCAGATCGACGGCCACCTCGCACCGGACACGGTCGGCAAACTCGTCGGGGAACTGATGCCGCCCGGCTGGTCCATGCACAAGCTGCGTCACCGGTTTGCGACCCGCGCATTCCAAGGCACCCGCAATCTGCTTGCGGTGCAGGAGGCTCTCGGGCACGCCAGCGTCGCGACCACGCAGCGCTACACCGCCATCACCCGCGACGACGTACGCGCCGCGGTCACCGCCGCGGCCTGACCCACGAAAGGAACCGCCATGAGCACGATCAGCAACGCCGCCATCGCCGCATGGGCCGACCTGACCGAGCAGGAGCAGTTCTACGCCATCGGGGTCCTCGCCTGCGACGCCCCCGAAATACTCCTCCACGCCGCCAACACCGCACGTGACCACATGCGCGTGCGCGCACACAACGAATCCATGCACTGATCCGCCTGGGCGCGCCCGGGGATCGGTTCGAAACCATCGCCCGGGCGCGCCCGTAACACCAAACCGGCCGACCGGGATGATGAAGGTATGAGACTCCGCGGATTCGCCCTCGTGCCCGCCCTCCTGCTCGCCGCCGCCTGCGGTGACAACACCACCGACAACACCGCCACCAGCTCGCCGGCCGCCACCGCGACCGCGACCGCGACCGAATCAGCGCCGGCGCCCACGGCCGACAGCTTCGAGCAGCAGATGCAGCAGGGCGCCGAAGAGCAGGTCCGCGAACGTCCAGGCGACGCCCAGGGCCTCGCCGAAGCCCTCACCGACATCACCGGCGAACCCGTCAGCGCGAACATGGCCCAGCAGATCGCCAACGTCACCTGCCTGAGCATCGACGTCGAGCCCGGCCCCGGCGCCGTCGACGCCGTCGCACAGCAGACCGCCACCGAACTCGGTCTGTCCCCCTCGGCCGCCGCCGAACTCGTCGACCTGTCCGTCGACTACCGCTGCCCCGAACTCGCATCGAAATAGCCCGACACGACGAAACGGCCCCCGACCTGGGTAGGTCGGGGGCCGATCCTGCGGGAGTCGCTCAGCTCGCACTGCCGGTGTTGAACGGGTCGTACGCCCACACCTCACGCATCACCCGGGACGGATAGGCGTCCGGCGAGAGCCGGATCAGCTTGTTGACCGTGCCGTTCGGCAAGGTCTGGGTGCAGTCCCAGATGCGGCCGTGGAACCCGCGGCACTGCAGGCCAGCATCCCCGTACGGGCTGAGGATCAGGCCCTTCTCGGCGTGCTCGCCGAATGCCCCCGGATCCCAGGGGGTGACGAAGTACTCGGTGGCGTCGTACGGGCCGGTCGGGTCGATCTCGTCGGCGGTGGCGGTCGGGGCGAGTACTAGTGTCGCGGCGGCCGCGAGGGCGGCGGTGGTGAGTGCGCGTCGGATCATTGGCGATGTACCTCCGGTCGTGGGTGCGGACTCGTGTCCCGTACCCGAGGGATCGGACGATACAAACCGGCCGTTACGGTATCGACTCCCCCTCGCGTCACTTCCGTCTCATCCACCACGTCTAGTTCGCACACCCGTTCGACAGCGGCTACAGTCGGCGCCGCGGGGCCGGTGAGGCAACGAGCCTGGGAAGCACCGGCCCCGCTTCCCCGAAACGGGGAAACGCGCCCCGCCCTCCGAAGAGGACGGGGCGCATTCGAGTCAGGGATCGACCGCCGGCGCGTACTTACCAGCAGACGAGAGGGCTGCGCGTACGACACACGGTGCGGCCGGCCCCCGGGCTGGGTACGCTACGAATTGTCGCCTCCGTTTCCGATTCCCTTCGCGCCGGAGGCGACACCGGCCGCCGGGTTCCTGACGGAATGATCTCCCCCGAGATCGGGTCCCCACCCCCGGCGGCCGGACTCGGAAGGCCCCGCCCGTTACATGGCAATGTTCCCCGGCGGGGCCTTTCCGTTCATCCTCGAGGAGGCGGCGCACCTCGTCGTCGCCGACAGGCCCTCGCCGCGCCACCACCTCGTGCACGGCTCTCAGCCCCCGGGTTTGCTGCCTATGCGCTGGCTATCCTGGGCTTCTCAGAATCGGTCGCGCGCCGAGGGTCGGTCACCTGTCAATTCCCCGGACACCGTCAACCCGAGGCGCTCCAATTCCCTGATCGCTACCTCTGGTCGGTCCCGCACCGCGGCGGCCGTCTGCATCGCCCGCCATGACTCTCTGCCCTGGTTCACTTCTTCGCGCCATCCGTCGCGTCCGGCCACGCGGCACTCGGAGATCAGGAACTCGATGAAGTCCTCGACGCACGGCCGGAACCTGTCACCGCCGGTCGGGATATGCACTGATTGGACGGCCGCCGGCGAATCGTGGCCCGTGGCCGCGAGGAGTTGCGTGAAAAGTCCGCTCTCAGCATGCACGTGGATGTGCGAGCACGGCACCCGTTTAGCGTCACGCACGTACTCGACCCGCACGATGGGCTTCTTGCCGCGCGGATCACGGAGTTGGAACGTCGACACGTGCACCGCCAGGTGCCGGCCAGATCGGTCGGTGCCCAGAGCGTAGTCCAGCTGCACCATGCCGACGACCGGGCCGGATGACTTCGCGTGCAGGGTCTGCCGGTACGAGAAAGTGAATCGCTTTCCGTCGGGCGAGGCGTCGACCTCCAGCACATCGGGTTTCGGCTCGCCCTCCAGACACATCAGGACGCGGGTCAGAACGTCCTCGGCGAACTCCCTTACGAGGGCTTCGAGCGCGTCGGGTTCACTCATCCCCAAGGAGAAAGCGGATCGCGCGAACTTCGTCCCATGCGGCCAGTTCCTCTGGGGTGAGCATGTACCGGGCAGCGAGCGCGGCGAGTTCGGTCTCCTCCATGCCGATCTCCGCAAGAACGCGGTGCAGTCGTGCGTGCAGCTCAGCTGCGCTGGCGTGCGCAATGGTCACCGGCATGCCGACACCTCCATTCCTCGCTGTGTCTTTTCCTCATTATGCCCACGGCCAAGCAGACCGTAGCGGCAATCTACGACACATCCTGTATCGCCTGTCCGACCGGGTCTGTTACTCCGTGCACGGACCCGTGAGGGTATTCGCCCCGCGCGGAGCGACGGGCGCATCGTCCCCACGACGAATGCGCCCCGCCCTCCGAAGAGGACGGGGCGCTTCGTTGCTGTTGCCAAGCCGCCACGGGCACCAGGTAGGCGGTAGTTCCCCTCGCCGACAGCAGGCGAGCTCGTCGCGGCGCCTCGTCGTCGACGACGGTAGCCAAGTGGTCCGACAGGTCGGCCGGTAGTGAGCCGTTACGGGCGGGTCTTAGGTCACTCCTACTGCGCGAGAGAGAGTTCGGTAACGATGTCTGGATGATTGGAGATTAGGCTGCCGTGACGATCACTGAAACTCGCGCTCTGCCGCGCCGAGGTGCGGCCGCGCTGGCCGCAGCCTTGGTTGTCGTGACCACTGCGCTCGTCGCAGCCTCTGGGCGGGTAGCCACTGCAGGTGGACGAGATCAGACGAACTACCACTACCCGACCATCGAAGGGCTTCGAAACCTATTTCCATCCGTCGATGTGGTGAACGTCCAGACCGCAACGTCTCCGCTGTATCACCTGATGGTGTCCTGGGCTTCGATACCACTGGGTTCGTCACTGTTCGTGACCCAGATCCTGGGGTCGCTCTTCGGCGCCACCCTGGTCGCCGCGCTGGTCGCGTTCGCATGGTCCATCGAGCCTCCTGCATTGCGGGCCCTAGCTCTCGCACCCCTGTTTCTGTCGGCCTACTTCTGGCAATCGACGCTGTGGCTGAACACCGACGTTGCAGCGCTACTTTGGGTCGCTCTCGCACTACTTGGAGCGCTTCGCGCCGAGTCGGTCAGGGACTTCGCGCTCGTCGGGGTGTTCTGCTGTCTCGCGGTGGCGACTCGGCAAACTGCGATTTGGCTTCTCGTTCCCGTCGCCGCTGCGGCACTGGCAGGTTGGCGCGGTCGCCCACTGGCCACTCGAATGCTGGCGGGATGCACGCCCGCGGCGGTCGTTCTCCTGGTGTTGCTGGCCATATGGGGCGGATTGACGCCCCCGGCCTTCGCTGTAAAGAACAACGATGTGACCAGCTACGCTGCGGTTTCGTACGGGTTCGCGGTGCTGGCGTTCTTTGCCGTCCCCCTGGCATGGGCTTCGGTTTCCTATGTGTCGCGGCGTCAGTTGTCGATCGCCGGAGCGGTCGGGTGCGCGGCCGCCATCCCTGCCATTCTCTTCCCGAGTGCGGCGAACAGCTCTAGCCGCACCGGGGGGTGGGTGTGGAGCGTTGTCGCGCACGCACCAGACCTGGTTGGACGTTCACCACTCCTCATCACAGCGGCGTTCCTGGGCGGGTTTTCGGGGTATCTGCTCGCAACGGCCCTGGATCGTAGGTACGCAGTAGTGCTTGCGACCAGCTTCGTCGCGCTATGCGCCGTTCTCACGGCAGGGAGCGACCTCTACCAGCGGTATTTCGAGCTTCCATTGGCGTTACTACTTGCGGTCGTCATGTGGGCGCTGGCGCAGAATCAGCGCATCATGCGGCAATGGCCCTTGTACGCTCTGGCTGCCACCCAAGGCGTGCTCTTGATGGGCATTGTGGTAATCCCGCTGGCAAGGTAGGTCGCCCCCGCCGACTCGTCGAGAGCGCAGGGGCGCGTCGGCCCACGGATCTTCTGACTGTTAGACCATCGCCAGAACTTGCTGCATGGTGCGGACCTTCGCGCCCGACGTGGCGATGTAGTCCACGATCCCCTGGAACGTCGACGTGAGTGTGTTCGGGCTCGACGGGGCCGACTCCTGGATACCGTGGAACACCACGACCACCCATCCCTTGCCGGCGACGGCCCTGTCGACCAGCGCCGAGACGGTCGCAACTGGGGTGGCCGGGCCGACACTCACGGCCCGGATGCGGTACGGCATCGACGGCGGCAGCGTCTCGACGAACTTCGTCGCGTTGCCCCGGGCCGCCCGGAAGTACTCGGCGACGATCCGTTCCCCGAGGGCGTCGTACTCGCCGATCGGGTAGGCATACGACGTGGGCGCGAAGCCGCGGGCGGTGTACCAGTCCTTGATCGTGGTCAGTTCGGCGCGCATGTCGGCCTCGGTGCGTCCGGCCATGCCGAGGGCGTGCTGCGCGCTGGTGTTGGCGTGGGCGCCGATCTCCCAGCCGTTGTAGTTCTGCAAGGCTCTTATCTGGTCGACGGTGATCCGGTCGGGGTTGCCGACCTGCTCGAGGATGGGGAACAGCACCCCGGCGTAGCCGTACTTGTCCATGTATGGCCGAGCGATGCTGTACGCGGACGCGGACGAATCGTCGAACGTCAGAGTCACAACACCGCCGGTCGCCGCGGCGGGCGGGTCGACCAGGGCGAAGCCGCCGAACCGCACGGTGAGCGGGCCGGTGCCGTTGTCGTAGGCGCGCAGCCGGAACGTGTTTATCTGCGTCAGGTCGGGGGCGCCGGACGACGCTGCAAAGTCCGTGATCGCCATGTCGATCGTGACCCACTCGCCGCCCTTGAGCGCGGACGCCTTCTCCCCGAGGGAACCGACGAACGGTTCGCCGGATCGGCGGTTGGTGAGGCCGCCGGAGCCGAGCCAGATCGACACCTGCCCGAGTCGGGCGTAGTTGTCGATCTTCAGCCACATGCGCAGGTACTTGCCGGTCACGTCGACCGGGGCGGCGATGGTCTTGTCGATTCCGAAGCTGGTCGAGCCGGTGCCGTCGGTGGTGTAGCGGAAGGACTGCGAGCCGACCACGGCATCGGTGGTGTCGTTCGGCTCGGCAGTGATGCCTGTTCCGGTGGCGATCCAGCCGTGGCCGGCCTGGTTCGCGGGGGCGACGAAGTTCGACACCGGCGGGGCCGGGCTGCGCGGCGAGATGGAGAGTGCGCCACCGGCGGCCACGGCGACGTTACCCGCAGCATCGGGGGCGGAGCCGTTGACCGACCGCACGTAAGTGGCATCTCCGACCGCACGCACCCGGGCGTCGACGGCGGTCTGGTCGAGCTTCGCCCCGACCTCGCCCTTGGTGGCGAACCCGTTGCCGAGCGCGGTCTCGACGTCGGGTGAGAGCTTCCCGGTTGCCTCGTCGAACGAGACGAGCTTTCTGGCCATCGGTCAGGCTCCAATCATGTACAGGCCGGATCCGGCCGGGGATTCGGTCATGCCAGCCGGGATCGCGTACAGCCCCGATCCGGGCGGGTCTTCGGTCAGGCCGGTGAACCCGTACAGCCCGGATCCGGCCGGCGACTCGGTGAGGGTGTAGGTCTCCGGATTGATCGGCGGGAAGCCGAGCTCGACGAGCAGCCGCTTCCAGCCGGGGCCGCCGAAGAAGTGCCGCACGGAGAACCCGGCGGCGGTGTCGATCATGGCGTTGACGGTGGCCGGCCACGCGAGGGCGCCCTCGCCGTCGGTGATGGTCTGCTCCCCCGTCTCGGTGACCTCGCCGGCGGCGAGCAGCCGGCCGATGAAGATCGCGTCGAGGCCGGTGCCGGAGCGGGCGAGGGTGAGGAACCGGCCCCGGCGCACTGGGGCGACGGCGGGCTGGTCGAAAGCGATCTCCCCGGTGCCCGGCCGCGGCTGCACGCCGGACAGGTCGACCTGAAGGTTGGTCTCGATGTTGTGCCGGTTGGTCTCGAGACCCTTGAACGCCAGGGAGAACACGTCCGAGGTGATGTCCGAGCGCACCGGATTGGAGTAGCCGATCGCACCGATGTCGGACTTCTCCATCTCGCGGGCCCAGACGATCGCGTCCTCCTTGTCGATCAGCCCGTAGTCGAACCATCCGGGTGGGAGCTGCGCGAGGGTGGCGACGTCGCCGGTGGTGATCGAGGTCATCATCGGCGCATCGTGGCCGGCGCCGAAGACATGTGCCTCATGCGGCTTGAGGATCAGCTCACGCTGGTGGCGGGCCAGCTCGAGCTCGGCGACTTTCGACGGCATCGCAGCATCCTTCCGGTCAGTCGCACTTCGGTTCTGGGTAGGGGTTGTCGCGGCGCTGCTGCTCGAGTGCCCCGCGCGCGGCGATCAGCTGCGCGCGTTCACTGTCGTTGACGGCGACGGTCGTCTCGTACCGCTCGAGCAGATCCCGCACCCGGCCGTTGCCGGGTGGGGCGGTGAGCAGACCCCGGACCAGATCGGTCAGGGCGGCGTCGCGCTGCTCGCGCAGCGCGTCGTCGCGTTTTTCGAGGTCGCGGTCCTCGCTGTTGATGCGGGCGTTCTCCCGCAGCGCGCGCTGGAAGTCGGCGTTGCATTCGGCCTGGTGTTGCTGGGCGATCTGGCCGGTGACCACCGAGAACGTCGTCAGCAGCGACAGGGTGATCACCACGATGGTGAAGTTGCGGCTCGACTTGGGCACGAACGGCACCAGCAGCGACACCCCGCGCAGCCGGTACTGGCGGTACTGGACGATGGTGCCGGCGGCGTAGGAGATCGCGCCGACGAGCACGTACCGGATGATCGTCTCCCACAGGTCAGTCGTCACGGGATCGGGCCTCCCTGTCATCCGCGGACGGGCCCGGCGCCGGCGGCGGGGGCGGGTTGGGGTCGGACTTGCCGGCCTGGTGGTTACGGGCGAGCACCCACATCACCACCGCGGTCATGATCTCGTTGAGGCCGGTGGGGGCGACCCACTCGAATCGGAAGATCTGCGAGCAGATCTGGGCGGTGACCGAGGTTCCCCACAGGGCGACGACGATGCCGACGACCACGGACCGGGTCCGCGGCGATGGTCCGTTCGGTTGCGACACGCGCCGTCCCTGCCTTTCCTCCCAGCCCGTAGGCCCCTGCGGTCATGACCTCGTCCCCGGTGCCGGCGGCGCGGCCGCGGGGTAGCGGGGGGCGATCTTCAGCCGCGCGAGGTACGAGATCGCGGTCTGGATGATCGTCTTGAGCACCAGCACCCCCAAGGTGGCCCAGGCGGCGCCGTCGAGGAAGTCGAAGTCCCCGAGCGCCAGGGCGAGCACCGACAACAGGGCGAACCCGACGTCGATCGCCAGGCCCTGGACGAAGGTGCGCCACGAGCGGTTGCGGGCGTCGACGACGGTGAGCTGCTCTCCGCGGGCGGTGACCGCGGTGACGTCGGGGACCGGGTCGGGCATGCCCTGGCCGGTGAGCACGCCGGCACCGACCTGCCGGGCGTAGTCGCCGACCTCGCGCCGGACCGTGGCCTGCTGGCGCGCCCACTCCTGCCGGGCGGCGTCGGCGGCCTCGCGGCGCACCAGCTCCCAGAACGGCAGCTGGTCGCCGGCGGCCTCGTCGGTGTCGTGATCTGCAGACATGTGCGTGTCCCTTCTACGGGTGGCCGACGAACTCGGCGAGGATGGCGTCCCACTCGGAGACCGGCGGCGCATCGTTCGGCGCCGGGTCGGCGACGAGGGCGCCCAACTTGCTCGGAGCGGTGAACCGGTACTGCATGGCCCGGTACGGCACAGAACCGTTCTGTCCGTTCCACTGGGAGACGATCATCACGAACTGGCCCTTGGTGCCGTCCGCCTTCTCGAACTTGCTGTCGGGGTGGACGTAGCAGCCGTACAGGCTGGGCTGCACGTCGTACCCGAACGGCAGGCCGGCGCCGCGCACCGGCCGGGTGATCGGGGCGGTGTGCCAGTTGACGTTCTCGATGGGCCCGTAGCCGAGGCGGACGAACGACTCGTACGAGCTCGAACGAAATCCGGACAGCACGTGGTGCCCCTGGATCCACCGGTAGCCGATCTCGCCGAACTTCTCCCCCGCCGGCATCATGTCGCCCGGCTCGTGGTCGGCCGGGTTCGCCTTCCACACCCAGGCGCCCCCGATCCAGCAGCGGCCCTCCCACTTGGTGGGGTCGAGGATGTCTTCCTCGCGGACGCGCCAGAGCAGCATGTTCTTGTTGCGGGCCAGGCCGCCGGTGGAGAAGGCGTAGACCCAGCCGTCGCGGCCGCGGTCCCAGGTCATCATCACGCGCTGGCCGCGGAAGGCGGTGGTGGACCACTTCGTGGTGGAGTTGGTGCCGTTGACCCAGGTCTCGCCGTTGTCGTCGGAGTACCAGATCTCGCACCACAGCTCACCGCCGAGCCCGGCCGTGACCATCACCCAGATGTACACGCGGCTGCCGATGACGATCGCGTCGCACGGCAGCACGGTGGTGAAGGTGCCGTTGTTGTGCTGGTACGGCCACAGCTGGTCGCCGCCGCGGCACGCGCCGTCGATCACGATCGGCTGGGTCATGTCCCGGGTGGATGAGGTGACGATGACAGGTGAGCGCCAGTCCGGTCCGCCGGCGGCCTGGGTGGTGCCGCCGAAGGTGTCGCCGAAGATGTACCCGACCCGCCCGTTCGGCAGCACGATCGGGATCCCGAGGTCGGTGCCACCGATCGGCCGCGGGATGTTCTGAATCGGGTTGAGATCCTTGACTTTTGCCATGGTCAGCTGCCGAGGATCTGGGCGACGTCGAGCTGCAGGTGCGCCGCGATGGCGCGCAGCAGCAGGTTGTTCTCCCGCGCGAGCGCGGCGGTGCGCAGCACGTGCCCGCGCATGGTCGTCGGGCCGGTGCCGCCGTCCTTGGTCTTGTCGGCGACCTCGCCGTAGGTCATCTCGGCGGCGACGGACTTGAGCCACTGCCGCATCCGCGGGTCCTGGTACTCGTTCGACATGTGCTCGTACAGGGTCAACGCGTCCGCGGTGTTGACGAGCTCGTTCTGGACGTCTGCTGCTGTAGCCACGGGGGCTCCCTTCGTTGTCGACGACACCGATGCCGTCGGGGTCTTGGTGGTGGCCGGCGCCGGGGCGGTGCCGGGGTCGACGGCGCCGGCGCGTGTCAGCCAGGCCGCGGGATCGAGGTGTTCGCCGCCGATGAATCCGGGCGAGCCCCACACCTCGAAATGCAGGTGCGGGCCGGTGGATTGGCCGGCGGATCCGACGTAGCCGATCAGGTCGCCGGCCTTCACCCGGTCGCCGCGGCGGACGAGGATGTCGCCGTGCTCCATATGCCCGAAGATGAAGTCCTTGCCGACGGTGCGCTGGGCGTCGATCCAGACCCAATTTCCGAAGCCCTGCACGGTATTCGGGGCGCGGTCCTTGCCTTCGACGACGGTGCCGTCGGTGGGCGCGTAGATCGGGGTCTTGCGCGGCACGCTGTAGTCGCTGCCGCGGTGGAACTCCCGCCGGCCGGTGACCGGGTTGATCCGCTCCCCGTAGCCGGTGCCGCGGGTGGTCTTGATCGGGTGGACGACTCGTGCGGGCATCACATTCCCCTTCCGACGAACTCGGCCAGGACCGTGTCCCAGTCCTCGCCGGTGACCGCGGCGCCGACGGCGCCGCCCTTCGACAGGTGCACGGCGCGGTCGATGAAGATCGGCCACGGGAACTCGGGGCCGGGGTCGGTGTGGCCGCCGCCCCACATGCCGAGGTCCCCGTGCCCGCACACGCCCCGCGAGCGGGGCGGGGTGCCGTCGGTGACGCGGCGGATCGGCAGCTCGTTGATCTCGGCGCGCCACGCGACCCACAGGGCGCCGCGCCAGAGCATCAGGTCCTGGTTGCGGCCGTCGGTGTCCTTGTCCGGATCGAGCCACTGCGCTGCGGTCCACTCGGCGAAACTGCCGCCGAAGCACAGGTGCTCGGCCACGGTGTTCGCGTTCGCCGCAGCCCAGGGGGCGTCGACATAGCGCACCATCTGGATGAGCTCGCGCTCGTCGACCGCGTCGTGGTAGGACACCTGCGAGGAGGCCTGGGCGCAGTAGCCGGCGAGGGAGCGGGCCGTGCCGCCGCCCTGCTGGGTGTGGATGACGAGGTAGCGGCAGTCCGTTGCCGCGCCGGGGTATCGGTTCGGGGACCAGATCGGGGCCGCGTTGTGCGGGTCTGCGATCGCCACGGTCACGCTCCTCACTGCTGCGGGGGCTCGTTTTCCTGGCGGTATCCGATGAGCCGGGGCAGGTCTCGCCACAGTCCGTACTGGTCCATCCCGGACAGGATCGGGATTGCGTACGCGGGGGTCGCCATCACGACCTTGGAATCCGGGGTGTAGCCGAGGATCTCGACGTTGAACGGAGTGTCGTCCATGACGGTGGTGCCCGAGTAACTGCCGATCTTGACGAACCGGATGTTGGGGACGCTCTGTCCGCCCGAGGAATCGCTCATGTTGACCTGGCGGAACTTGGCGACGGTGAGGTCGCTCGCGTCGGGGATGTAGGCGAATCCCCGCCCGGGCGCCATGACGGCGTGCCACTTCCCGTCTGCGGGCACGGAAACGAGGTTGCTGTTGACGTACATGTGGTGTTCCCTTTCACGCGACGATGAAGCTGAGATCTCCGGTGATGACTTCGGGCTCGGAGTACACGCGCGCCCGGGGGTTCTGCTGCTCGATGTACGGGACGCCGCCCGTTCCGACCTGGTCGAGATTGCCGATGCCCCCGTCGTCGGCGGCGGACTTCATCGGCAGCAAGCGGGTGTCGTGGCCGGCCGAGGTGACGTACGGGACGATGAAGTTGTTGTAGTCGTTGCGGATCAGGTACTTCACGATCCAGTTCATCCAGCCGTCGCCGACGTTGGTGTACATCAGTCCTTCGCCCCACTGGTCGGTGAACACCGCCGACGGGCGGATCCCGGACGGCAGATCGATGCGCATCCCGCCGCGGCCGAAGTTGCGGGTGCCGGTGCCGGTGCGGATCTCGAACTTGACGCGGCAGGTCTGGGTGGCGGGGTCGAGTTGGTACCAGCCGCGGCGCACCCCGCCGGCGCCGAGGTTGCACACCCCGTCGAGGAACGTCGCGAGAACCGGGTCGTACGCGGTCCACGGCAGCGCGGCCGCCGAGGTCAGCGACAGCGTGCTGTTGCCCTGCCCGTCGTTGGCGGTGACGGTGTACTCGGTGGTGGTGGACTGGATCACCGCGCCGACCGGCAGATCCACGATGGACAGCTGCTCGGTCTGCGCGGCCTGGAACGGCCCCCCGAACCCGCCCCACACCCGCACGTCGAGGACATCGGCGGCGGCGATCGTCGACACCGACGGCCGGACCCGCACCACCGCGAGCGGGAACTCGTAGGTGCCTCCCGCGACCCGGGTCAGCGCCGGCGGGGTGCTCGACCCGACCACTCCCTGCTTGACGAACACCTCCACGCGCGAGTTGTCCCCGGCCCAGGTGAACCGCAACCCCAGCACGTCCAGGCGCGCCGAGGCGCCGGCGTTGGCGGCGATCTCGACGACCTGCGCGGCGGATTCGACCACCAGCACCCCGCACACCATCGCGGTGCCGGCGGCGAGCTGAATCGACCGCACCCCGGTGGAGGTCGGTTTGAAGGCCGCCGCGGTGTCCACGAGCGCTTTCGCCCCGGCGAGGGCGAAGCGGGTGGCCTCCTGGACCTCGGTGACGGTGCCCTTGAACCCGGCGATGCTGGCGACCATGCGTGTGTCTCCCTCAGATGAGATATGAGCCGTCGACGGTGACGAGTTCGGGGCGGCCGTTCATCACCCGGATGCGCACGTCGTTCGGGTTGGACGCGACGTAGAACAGGCCGCGGGTGGCGTTCTCGCGCAGCAGCATCTTCCCGGGCATCCACGGCCAGGACGGATACATGACCTCGGCGTCGGCCCACTGGTCGGTCAGCTGCACCCCCACCTTGACCGGCAGCGCCATGCCGTAGGCGACCCCGTCCGGGTTGGTCCAGCCGCCGATCGTGCCGTACAACCCGAGGCGCACCTTGAACCGGCACACCCCGTCGGCGACGCGGTACCGGCCGTCCTTCCAGAACGTGGTCGCGGTGACCAGCTGCCCCGCCGAGTTGTAGATGTTCGGCACGAACGACTTCCACGCCGTGGTCTGCGGGTCGACGACGGTGTAGCCGATGGTGGCCGCGGCGGTGTTCTGCGTGACCACCTGGTACAGCGAGGTGCCAACGAGGATCTCCGCGCCGAGCGGCAGATCCACCCGGGCGAGGTTGGTGGCCTGGTTCGCCCGGTACGGCCCGCCCACCCCGCCCCACACCCGGGTGTCGTACACGTCCCCCGCCGAGATGGTGGTGACGCCGGAGCGCACGTAGACCAGCGCGAGGACCATCTCGTACACCACGCCCGGGGTGCGGGTCGGTGCCGGGGACGACGGGGACGCCGCAGCGGTGCCCTGTTTCGAGAACGTCGTCACCGACGGGGTGGCGCCCCAGGTGAAGCGCAGCCCGACGATGTCGAACCGCGGCTGCCCGGAGGTGTTGGCCGGCAGCACGACGTCCTGGGTGACGGTCTCGGAGTAGCGCACCCCGGCGGCCATCGCGGCGCCGGCCGTGAGACGGATGGTGCGGGTGCCTGTCGACGACGGCGCGAGGTCCGACGGGCCGGCGACCACCGGCGGGGCGAGCATCGTGAACCGGCGGGCCTCGCCCGCCTCGTCCACGATCCCCTTGAACCCGGTCAGTGTCTGGACCACAACAGTTACCTCCTGGCGTTCTGGTTGCGGATCTCGGCGGCCAGGCGGGCAATGGCGTCGACGACCGCGGTCGGCCGCCCGGGCGCGGCGACGCCGCACTTCGGGGTGTAGGTCACCGGCGATCCGGCCTCGTCGCGCATCTCCACCTCGGTGATCTGTGCGCGGAACAGCTGCCCGGCGATGCGGGCGTAGGAGAAGTCGCCGAGCACCCAGTCCTGCCCCATCCACCACGGGTTGCCGTCGACGACGGTGAAGTTCACCGACAGTCCGCCGGCGGCCGCGGCGAGCTCGGTGCGGCCGGCCTCGAGCGGATCGACGTTCTCGTCGTTCGCTTCGACGAAGATCTCCGGCAGCCCGAAGTTCGACGAGTCCGCTCGGGCGTCGGTGTCGATCACCTCGTAGAACGGACGAGTGGTGCCTTCGCCCTTGCCGCCGATGTACGCCCGGTACGCCTTGCGTTCGGTGGAGGACACCGAGAACTGCTCGAGGTGCTCCTGCTGCCACAGCAGCCGTCCGGTGTCACGGCCGGCGACGACGTCGATCATCACCGTGCCTGGTTCCGGGGCGACGTGCACCGCCGCAGGCAGCGGGTCGCCGGTGCGGTAGGTGCGGGCCGTGATCGTGTACCCGTACTTGCGCAGCACGTCGTCGGTGAGCGACTTGACGGTGACCATCCGCGCGGACAGTTTGATGATCGGGGACTGGTCCTCCACCGCCGACGGCACCACCATCACCGGCACCTGCAGGCGCCCGGCGGCGTCGGCGATGTAGCCCTTGATCACCGACTCGAGCGGTCCCTCGCGGACATCGGACTCACGGTCCTGCAGGCTGGGCCCGACGTCGGCGTTGGCGACCGCGAGCATCGAGTCGAGCCAGATGCGGTCGTTGACGAGGGTGAGCTCGAGGACCGGGCCGTCCCCGTCGTCGACGTACTCGCCGGAGATCCGGCCCGTCCACGGCTCCGGGGCCGGGGTGTAGACGGAGATGAACAGCGGCTCCTCGTGCACCTTCAGCGCCGCGGTAAGCAGCTCCGGGTCCGGGGTGCCGGGGATGGCGATGGTGCCCGAGCCGATGTCCTCCCACTTCCAGCTCACCGTCGCCGACTCGTGCTCGGTGATGGACGTGAGCAGTTCGCGGTGCCGGTTGTAGACCAGGTACCGCGCGTCCCGGCCGGCCATCAGTAGGCCGCCAGGTAGAACGTCGGGAGTTCGAGGCGGATGTTCGCGCCCGGTCCGCCGCCGATGATCTGCGCGGTGGCCACGACGTCGTCTCCCGGCTTGACCGGCGCGAAGTCGTACAGGCCGCCGATGCGGTCCCACGCGCGGTTGCCGCCGCCGTCGACCACCTCGGAGTGCGAGGGGTCGGTGACGATCACCAGGCGCTCACCGGCGGCGAGGCCGGAGACGTAGGTGATGTGCTCGCCGACGCCGACGACGGCCTGCCCGGGCCCGTCGATCGTCCACGTCGGCCACACCTCCACCTGCCCGGGGTTGGTGAGCACCGCGTTGCCGATCGCGTTGCCGCCGGTGATGTAGAAGTCCGGGGCCGCGTTGGTGGGTCCGTAGTAGTTGTCCGGCGTCGCCGAGCCGGTGAACGGGAAGTCGAACACGACGTCCTTGCCCCGCCAGAACGGGGATTCGGCGGCGAGGGTGATCTCGTACTCGGCCGTGCCGCGGACGTCGGGCATCTTGTCGACGTCCCCGTCGTCGAGCTCGACGAGGCGGCCGGAGAAGCTGCGGGTCTCCCCCAGCGCCTCCACCTCGAGGGTGCCCGGGTACAGCGGGGAGAACGAGTCCCGGAACGACCGGTCGAGGTACAGGAACTCGTCGCCGCGCCGGAAGTTCCCGGCCGGCCGAGACACCCAGGTGTCGCCGACGACCACCGTCATCGTGCAGTCCCCCGCATCCCAGTCGATTCCCTCGAACCGCACCCCGTGCCGACGGGCGGTCTTGTGGGTGAGCTGAGTGAACTTCGGCAGCAGGATCGACTTCAGTCCCTTCGGCAGGATCGCGCCCTCGGTGCCGGACATCAGGTTCCACTCGGTGCCCAGGTGCGAGGCCCACCGCACCTGGACCCGGCTGTGCAGGGCGCTCATCCCAGACCTGCCTCGACCATGGCCCGCTTCGTCTCCCGACGCACCGAGCGGGCGGTCGCCTTGTCGTCGACGACGTGCTGCTGCTCGATGTACTGGCCGTAGATCTGCGCGCCCGACAGGTCCACGCTCACCAGCGCGTTGCGGTCGGACGCGGTGAGCACGTCATCGACCGACAGGCTGGTGAGCCGATCGAGGATCGGGATCAGCTTCTCGTCGAAGCTGCGGGTCATGTCCGGATCCAGGACCCGCTCAGGGCGGATGATGTCCTTGAGCATGATGCCGCGGCCGCTGGCGATACCGCCGTCGTCGTAGCCGCCGGCGCGGTTGTACGCCGCAGGCAGCGACCCGTATCGGGCGGTGGCGTACCGCATCGATGCGGCGATGTTCGCGCGCGGATCCCAGATGTCGTTGACGAACGCCGGATCCCGGTACGCCTGGAACGTCGGGTCGATCACCTGCATCAGGCCCTTCGACGGAGTGCCGTTGGCGGCGTTGACATCCCAGTTGTTGATCGCCCGCGGGTTGCCACCGGACTCCTGATTCATGCGCCGCAGAGTCAGGTCCGTCCACGTCAGCGGGTGCCCGTACAGGCCCAGGAGCTCCTCGACCAGCGGACGCCACCGCTGCACATCGCCGCCGCCCGGGTCGGCGTACCCGGTGCTGGGTTCGACCTCGTCGGCCTTGCCGCGCAGGAAGTCCCCGACCCCGGTCTTGAACTTGTCGAACGCGAGCTTCGGCAGCTTGCCGATGTCACCACCACCGAAGTCGGGGATGGCGTTGCCGATCGGGTTCATCACGCCCTCGAAGGCGTCGGCGACTCGGTTGCGCAGCCACCCGAACAGGCCCCCGCCACCGCCGGAGCTGATCGGCGTGATCGGCGTGCCCGGCTCCGGGAGCGGCGCGTGCGCGGCGACGTGCACATGGTTGCGGTGCTGCGCGTTGGTGGCGGCCCCGAAGTCGAACGGCCGACCCTCGTCGATGTTCTGCCACCCGTTGAGCGGGTAGTGGATCAGCTCGGCGAGCATCGGCCCGTAGTTGTCGTGGAAGAACCGGGCCGCGGCCTGCATCTGCGGGGTGGTGTCGGTGCCGTTCGAGAAGTCGACCGCCTTGCCCTGGCCGTGCAGGTCGTTGGTGTCGCGGTACGTCGAGGTGATCGACATGCCCGGGAAAAACCGGTGCACCTTGTCAACGATCGAATCGACGATGCCGCCGCCGGCGTACTGGCCCAGCTCCCGCCGCACCGCCTCCGGGCCGCCGACGCGGGCCGCAGCGTTGATCGAGTCCACGCCGCCGGGGCCGAGCGCCCGGGCCGCCTCGGGCCGCAGGATCGCCTCGCCGCCGGACAGCCCGATGTGCAGACCCGACGGGGAGTAGAAGTCGTGCACGTCCCGACCTGGGGTGTAGCCGGGCAGCACACCGCCGCGCGCGTAGTTGCCGAGTTCACCGAGCGGCGCCTCGCCGAGCTCGGGCAGGTTCAGCCAGCCGGCGACCTTGTTCCACGCCGCGCGGATGCCCTTGTTGTAGACGGTGTCGACGACGAACTTCACCGGCTTGGCGGCGATGCCCTTGATGCGATCCCACACCTGGCCGATCCAGTCGACCGCGGCACCGAAGGCGTCCTTGACCAGGTCGAGGGCTCTCTTGAGTCGGTCCCACACCGGGAGCACGACGTTGTCGACGACCCAGGCGATTCCGGCGCCGAGGGCATCCCAGACCGGTTTGATGACGCTGTTCCAGACCCAGGAGAAGTAGTTCCCCACGGCCTGCAGTCCGGCGAGGAGCAGGTCCCACGCCACCTTGATGACGTTGTTCCAGACCCACATGATGCCGGCGCCGAGGGCGGAGAACAGCTGGCCGAACCAGTTCAGGATCGGCATGATCACGTTGTTCCACGCCCAGGAGATCGCGGCCTGGATCCAGTCCCAGGCAGTGAGCACCGCGTTGCGGAACCAGTCGACGTTGTTCCACGCCCACACGATCGCCCCGACGAGGGCGAGGAGCGCGACGATGATGACGCCGATCGGGTTGGCGTTCAGGGCCGCGTTGAGCAGCCACTGCGCCGCGGTCATCGCGCCGGTGGCGACGGCCGAGGCGATCATCGCCGCCCGGGTCGCGATGAACGAGGCGACGATCCGGGCGTTCGCCACGACCCAGGAGATCGCGGTCTTGCCGGCCTCGAGCGCGGCGGATGCGGAGGTCGCGATGAAGGTGGCCGTGGCGCGTGCTGCGTTGGCGATCCAGCCGCCGATGATGCGGGCCTGCGCCGCGGTCCACGATGCCGCGGTCTTGACCGCCTCCACCGTGGCGGACGCGGAGGTCTTGACGAAGGAGCCGACTGCGGTGGCCTGGGTCTTGACCCAGCCGCCGGCGTCCTTCATCGTGCTCCAGGCCTGAGTGGCGGTGTCCTTGGCTGAGACCAGGGAGTCCTTGACGCCGACCACGCCCTCCTTCACGGAGTCGAACACGCCCTTGGCCTGCTCGAATCCGCCCAGCGCGCCGCCGAGTCCGACCATCGAGGCGGCGGCGGCCAGGGCGTTGCCTTCGCTGTCCTCGAGGGCGCCGGTGAACTCTCCGAACATCGGCAGGACGTTGTCGCCGAGTAGGCCGACGACTTTGTTCTGCATCTCGCGCCCGAAGGTCTGGATGGCGTTGAGCGGCCCGCCGGCCAGCACATCGCCGGCTTCGTTGACCGAGCCCTGGAAGTCGCCCATGGCGGAGTCCGCGCCGTTGAGCTGGGCCAGGAACTGGGGGATCTTGTCCACGCCGAGGTCCTCGAGCGGCGTGCCGAACAGCGCGAGCGCTGCCTGCGACCGGGCCGCCGGATCCTTGATCCCCTCGAGCCCGGCCATGATCTCTCGGAACGCTGCCTTGGCGTCCTCCCCGCCGGCCAGCAGCCGGTTGGTCATGGCCGTCTGGTCCATGCCCAGGGCGGTGTACGCCTCGCCGGACGTCTTGGACATGTCCGTGGCCCGGATTTGGAACTCCTTGAGAGCGTCGCCCATCTTGTCCATCCCGATGGCGCCGTTCTGCGAGGCGTTCACGATCAGGCCCATGGCCTCCTGCCCGGTGAACCCGAGCCCGGTGAGGTACCCGCCGTACTCGTCGACGATGGGCATGAGCTCCCCACGCATCGCCGGGGGCACCCGCTGGAACGCGGCCATGAGCATGTCCGTGGCCTCTTGCCCGTTCTGCGCGATGCCGTTGCGCATCAGCAGGGACGAGGACATGGCGAGCTCGTTGACGTCCATGCCGAAGGTCTGGGACATGACCAGCAGCCGCTTGGTCAGGTCCTCCATCTCGGCGTCCGTCGTGTCCCCGATCAGGGACATCGACCCCGCGACGGCACCGACGGCGTCGGTGACCTCGGCCATGGAGGAGCCGTAGTTCTGCGCGAAGACGTTGCCGGCGATCGACCCGGCGCGCTTGGACTCCTCCGCGGTGAGGTCCAGCTGCGCGCGCAGCGACCGCTGCAGGTTTCCGCGTTCGAGGACCTCGCCCATCTGCGTCGACAGCAGTCCCACCGCGGCGACCGCACCGGTGGCCGCGCCCTTGAGGATGCCGCTGAATCCGCCGCCGAATGCGCGGGCCCGGCCGGTCATGCGCTGGAAGAACGAGTCCGTCTGGGTTTCCGCTTCGGCGCTGTCGAGCCTGGCCTGCACTCGCAGCACTCGTCCCTCGGCGGAGCGCTGCCCGGACTCGGCGGCCTGCAGGGCCTGCGCCGCTGCCTCCTGCCGGCGGGTCGCCTTGGCCACGTTCTCGCGGGCCGTGGCCAGGCGGCCGGCGTCGGTGACGCCCCGATCGACGAGGGCCTGCAGCTTGGCCTCGGCGACGGCGACCGCGCCGGTGGCGTCGGCCTCCTTGCGGCGGGCCGCCTCCACCTTCGCCGAGGCCTGCTCCACCTGCTGGCGCGCCTTCTCGAGCTGCCGCTGATCGACCGACGGCTGGATCTCGTGCTCGACCGGGTTGCTCTGGATCTCGCGGCGCACGCGCTGGAAGTAGCCCCGCATCGAGGGCATGACATCGACGAAGGCGTTGCCGCCGGACAGATCAGGCACCGCAGTCCTTCCTCTCAGTCGTGGGTGGGGTCGGGCAGGCTCAGCCGCTTGTAGCGGGAGCCGAGCACCTTCGAGGCGATGTCGTCGTGCTCGACGTACAGCCGGTACTTCTCGTACCGCTCGCGCGCTGTGAGCGGCCGCGGCAGGCTCTTCGGGGCTTTCGGGCCACGGCCCTTGACCTTCGGGCTGGCCTGGAAGATCGCGGCCTCGATGCGGCGCAGCGTCTCGAGGATCGCGGTGTCGGTGTCGCGGTCGCGGGTCCAGCCGACGAGCGACGGCCGCTTCGCACCGGCGGGCTTGCCCTGCTCCTGCTCGAGCTTGGCGACACGCTCGGCGAGCTCGATGTCGGAAGCCAGGGCCGCGGCGTACCACCCGCCCTCGGGTGCCCGGTCGAGGAATCGGAACAGCTTGTCCCACGGGGTGTTCTCGTGGTCGCGCACCCAGTCGTACAGGTTCAGCTGTTTGTCGATCAGGTCCCGCTCGACGTCCTCGCCGTACAGGTCGAGTGTCTCGACCAGGCGGAGGAACCCACCGAGAGGGGGCACCAGGATCCCGAAGTGGGCTCGGATGTCGTCGATCAGCTCTACGAGTTCGGATGCGGGCCGGTCGTCGTAGACGTCGAGGATGTCGTCGGCGAGGTCCTCACCGACCAGCGCGTCGAGCTGTTCGGTGGGGGTGACGGCGGTGTCGAGTTCGCAGACCCCGTCGGCGGACGGGACCGCCACAACGATCTCGTCGCCGTCGAGGTCGAGAAGGTACGGACCCGCGGCCTCGCCGAGCAGTTGCTCGAAGAACGAGTGCGGCGGGTCCGTCTCCTGCTCGCTCACTTACCCGCGGCGACGCCGGCGGCGGGCCTGACGGTTGACCACTTCCTGCTGCTGGAACTTGTCGGCGTTGAGACCGAAGTGGTCGAACAGGTCACCGATCAGGGTGGTCAGTCCCTCGGGTCCGTGCATCGGCATGGCTTCGAGGTACGGCTCGGCCGCATCGAACTCCTCGCCGAGGAACAGCTTCAGCGCGGTGCGGGTGGTGCAGCTCGGCGACTCGATCTCCATCATCGTGCCGGAATCTGGCTCGTTGACGGTGAACACCTGGCTGTCCTCGAGGCGGAACTTGAACGGCGCCTTGGCCGGGCCGGTGCGGCGGTACTGCCGCACCTCCCCGGCGTCGTGGCCTCGGCTGCTGATGTCGATGGGGGCCTCGCTCATGCCTGCTGCTCCTGCGTGGTGTCGGTGGGCTGGGTGGTGGTGCGGGTGCGTCGCGGCTTCGGCGGGGCCGCCTCGGCCGGCACGGGCTCGACGGGCTCGGCCGCTGCGTCCGCGGCAGGTTCGTCGGTGGGCGCGATGTCGACGACCTCGGCCGCCGGCTGTTCGGTCGCGACGGGCTCGGCGGCCGGGGTGTCCTCGGGCGCCGGGGCTACCGGCTCCCCGCCGGCACGGGTGTCCTGCTCGGGGTTCGCGACGCGGTACTGGCGGGCGAGTAGCTCGCCTTCCTCGGCGCGCGTGGACGGGGTGAAGCGGCGGCCGTCCGGGGAGACGAGCTCGCGTGGCGTCCAGCCGTCCGGGTCGAATGTGCGCATGGTGCCCATGGGTTTCTTGCTCCGTTTCTCGCGCGGACGTGCGCGGTAGTGGGACGGCACCAGGTCAGGAGATGGTGACCGTGCCGGACGGGGTCAGCGAGGCACCGGAGCCGGTGAGGGTGCCGACCTTGGCGACGTCGATCTTCACCGTGTAGGGCCCGCCCGCGTTGCCGGTGACAGTGACGTCCCCGGGGTCGAGGTTCGACAGCGCCTCGAGCGCGGCCTGCACCGCGGCGGCGGTGGCGTTGAACGCGATGCCCGCGGTGGTCTGCGCGCCGAAGCTGAGGGTGAACGTGCCGCCGGTGGGGCTGCCGCCGATGGTGACGACATAGGTGACCTTCGGATCGAACCCGGCCTCCTCGAGGAGGTTCTTCCAGCCGGGGCCGCCGAAGTGGTGGCGGACCGACACGCCGTAATCGGTGTCGACCATGGCGTTGACGGTGAACGGCCAGCCGAGGTAGCCCTCGCCGTCGGTGATGGTCTGCTCCCCGGTCTCGGAGACCTCACCGGCGAGGAACTGCCGGCCGAAGTAGATCGTGTCGACGCCGGACCCGACCTCCGACAGGAGCATGTACCGCTGGCGGCGGATCAGCGCGACGGCCGGCTGGTCGAACGAGACCTCACCGGTGACCGGGTCAGGGGTGACGTCGGATAGGTCGACACCGAGGTTCGTCTCGATATTGAACCGGTTTGTCTCCAGGCCCTTGAACGCCATGCCGAAGATGTCGCTGGTGATGTCCGAGCGCACCGGGTTCGAGTAGCCGATCGCGTTGATGTCGGCCTTCTCCATCTCCCGGGAGAGGGTGATGGCGTCTTCCTTGTCGAGCAGCCCGAAGTCGTAGTACCCGGTGGGCAGCTCGGCGAGCTGGCTGCTGGGGCCTTCGGTGATGTTCAGGACGACCGGGGTGGTGGTGGGTGCGCCGAACACGTGGGCGGCGCGGGGGCTTGAGGATCAGCTCGCGCTGGTGCCGAGCGATCTCGAGCTGGGCGACTTTGCTGGGCATGGGGTGCCTCCTTGCTGTGGGCAGAAAAAATGCCCACGAGGATTCGCGGGCTGATCAGGGCTGTATTCGGTTGTGCCGACGGTCAGGCCGGGCGGGGACGCATCAACCCGAGCTGGTACCACCCCGTGGCGCGGTCGCGGTCCGGGTTGTCATACGGCATGCCCTCGGGCGGGGTGTCGGTGCGGCAGAAGTCGACGGTCACGCGCTGCCCGTCGACGACGAATGCCTCCCCGCCGAGCGCGAGCATCCGGTCACGCACCCTCTCGCTGAGGGTGTGCACCTCGTCGTAGCTCGGTGCGAAACAGGAGACCTCGACCCGGGGGTAGTCGGTGATCCCGTCGTCGGTGCCGCCGACCCGGTTGATCCGGATGCCGACCTCGATCTCCGCGTCCGGTGTCTCCGTGTCGGTCCACCCCAGGTCCTCGAGTGCCACCATGAGGACCTTCTCGACGTTGGCGAAGGGCAGCGGCGGGGTGACAGCCATCTATCGCCGCCCGCCTCGCCGGCCCGCGGCGCCTATCGCCGACTGCAGCCGACTCGCGCCCCGGGAGCGGCGGGTGCCGAACTCGGCGGCGAGCGGGTTCCGGATCGCCTGGCTGGGTGGCACGACGATCCGGTAGCCGGGCCGGCCGTCCCAGCCGCGTGCCGGTTCCACGCGGGCGGTGCGCCCGAACGCGCCACCCAATGCGGCCCGGCCCTTCTCGGCCTGTTTGCGCACCGCCGTCTGCACCTTCGGCGACGACATGATCCGCTGTGCGTCCCGCGAGGACCAGGTGAATCGTGCGCGAGCCATCAGCCTCTCCATTCGGTCAGGAATCCGCCCACGTACTCGGCGAACCCGAAGTCGTCGTAGTGCGTCTGCAGTTCCCCGTCGACATGCAGCCGGCGCGGCCTACCGCTGTCGTCGACGATCCCGTCGGCGGTGAGGACACTCGTGGTGCGTTCCGGGAACCCGGGTGGGGCGAGGAGCTTCCACCGCGACTCGGTGGCCTCCCCGTCCTCACGCCGCTCGTCGGACTGCGCCGGCTGCACCGCGCACCCCGGGTACGCGACCGGGGCGCCGTCGACGTAGTCGCCGTGCTTGACCTTGATGCGTGGGGTCAGCACCACGGTCTGGTTTCCGAGGTCGTCGAGCATCAGTAGTCCCCGACCTTGAACGACCACACCGGCCCTGCCCGGAACGGGATGCCGAGCAGTTCCTTGTGGAAGTCGGTGAACATCAGCAGCTCCCCCGGGTTGGTGAGGGTGCCGCTGCGCGAGACCTCTCCGGTCGTCTTGGAAAACGACGAGAGTCCGAGATATCTCTCGGACGCCAGGGCGGCCTTCACAACCTGAATCGACACCAGCTTCGCGTTCGGGTCGTCCGGCGCGATGTCGGGCTTACGCGACCGGATCCACGACGCCGCGGCGTCGAGCATCATCTGCGCATCTACCTGCTGCCACGTGGGCAGCGGCCGGCCCTGAAAGGTGATGTCATCGGGGATCGCGAAGGCCGCCACCGGTCACTCCGTCAGGGAGGCGATCAGTTGAGGCTTCGTCAGGGCCCTGGCCTCGTCTTCGGCCATGCCGCGGTACACCGCGTAGGCGACCCAGTCCTCCTTGTCCGCCGCCTGCTTCGGCCGTGCGACCACACCATCGGTCTCGGTGCCGCCGGTCTGCGAGGTGCCGACCTCCGGGTCCTCGACGCCGACCGGGTCGAGCAGGTCCGCGTCGTCGACCTCGACCACGAGCCCGTCGCGGAGCAGACGCTTCTTGTCCTCCGCCGACAAGTACGGGATGACCGAACCCTCGTAGTAGTAGCCGACGTGACCGGCCTGGTTCTTCGCGACGACCAGCGCCGCAGCCGCATAGACGGTCATGCCGATACCCCCGTGATCTTCCACGCCGCGCGAGGTTCGACGACGATCGGGACGGTGACGCGCCGGCAGCGCAGCCGCCACTTGTCGTCGTCGTCCTTACGGATGGTCTTGGCCTGCACACCGACTCCGTCGGTGCTGACGTAGCCGGGGCCCTGCAGGTTCTCGTCGGCCATGCCGCCGAGCTGCGTGGAATCGAGCACCAGCGCCGTGCCCGCGACCGGCAGGTTCGGCGTGGGCAGGAACCGCAGGTTCGCGATCTCCGGCAAGGAACCGGTGTAGATCGGGCTGTCCTGCGACTCCCGCGCGAGCAGGGTCGAGATCTTGTCGTCGCTCATGATGTTCGCGAACGTCAGATCGTCGATGACGACGGTGTCGGCCTCGAACCCCTCGTTGAGCGCCCGGATATTGGCCACCGCCCGCAGTACGTCCCGCAGGATCGCCGGGGCCGCACCCGTACCCGACCACGATGCAATCGCTGCGGTGGACTGGGTGACCTGCGAGGCGATCGCACCGAGCGCTACGCCGTCGATGGTCTTGACCATCTGGTTGACCAGCTTGATCAGGGCGCGGTTGACCGGGTCGATCTTCTGCCGCGAGATCGCCTCGTCGGTGATCTCCACGTCCTGGCCCCACTTGACCGTCTTGGCCAGCTGAGCCGTGCCCGTCCCGATCGAGGTGAGCGGGTACTCGGCGCCCGGGGCCACGGCCTCCGGGGGACGATCGGAGTAGATCGTCTCGCCCTGCTCGTACTGCACCGAACCGGAGTCGGTGGTGTACCGACCGGTCAGCAGCACATCGGCGATGAACCGCTGCTCGGCGAGCGTGCGCAGGCGCCGCGCGATCAGCGTCGGATCGTTGAGGAACCGGCTGATCGTGGTGAAGTCGCCCGACAGTGTGGGTGCGGGCGGCGGGTAGGTGATCGGCATGATGTGTGCCCCTTCTCCTTCGTGTGCGCCCGTTACCGAGCGAGCTTGACTCGGACCTTGCCGCCGGACGCCGCCGCGAGAGCGATGCCGACGACCTGCGAGTAATCGGTGCCGGCCCCGAGATCGGCGACCGCACCGGCCGCAGCCGGAATCACCCGCGCGCCGGCGGCGATCGCTCCGGACGCGGCGAGTTCGTGCACGCCCTCGCAGAGGACGGTGACCTTCTCACCCGAGGGGGCGTCGAAGGCGGCGACACCGAGCCACGCGCCGGTCGCGGCGGTGGTCGCGGCGACGGTGTCGTTACCGGAGACGGCGACGAGCTGGCCGCCGGTCACCGCAGCCGACGTGGTGCGCGTGATGCCCTGGCCCGGGCGGAAGTGCGGGGTGTGATCAGGCATGGCTCAGGATTCCTTTCCGAACAGGGCGGCGTAGGTTTCGTCGCCCGCGGACTCGTCGTCGTCGACGCTGTGGCCGGACTCGGCGTACGGGATCAGGCCCTTCTCCATGCCGTCGAGCACCGACTTGGTGCCCTCGGCATCGGCGGCCATCGCGTTGACCCAGTGGTCGCGGCGAGCCGGGGGGATCTTGCCGTCGCGGATCGCGGCGTCGACGACGGCCTCATTCGCCTCCCGGATCTGCTGCGCGCGTGCCTGATCGCCCCGCTCGGCCTTGGACCGCAGGTCGTCGATCACGCCCTGTTCGACCGCGACGAGACCCGCGGCTCGGACCGCGGCGACGGCCTGGTCGAGGCTCGGTGCGGCGGGCGCCGATGCGGCCGGCGCGCCTGGGGTGCCTTCGGCGCGTTCTTCGAGTGCCTCGTCGAGCGCGGCCACGATGGTGTCGTCATCGGCTTCGGCTCCGATGCCGAGGCGCTCCGCGAGAGTTTCCTTCAAGGTGGGCATCGGCCCCTCCTTCTTATCGGCCTCCGCCTCGGCGGCAGAGGAACTCCGGGCGTACCGACCGGTGCCGGCACGATTGAAAATCGACAGGTCGAAACGGTTCTTCGCCTGCTCCACCGCCTCGAGGTCACGCTGCCCGCTGGCCGCGATCACACCGTCGGCGAGTCCGGCGGCGACGGCCTCGTCCGCCGAATACCAGGTGTCGTCGGCCATGACCTGCAGCCAGTCCTCGACCGTGCCGCCGGCTTTGCCGGCGTACACGGCAGCGATGTTGCGGTCCTCGTGCTCAAGGTCGCGGGCGCTCTTGGCCATGTCGTCGCCATTGCCGACGCACAACGACCACGCCTTGTGCACGAAGATCTTCGAGTTGGCCATCACGTGCAGTTCGTCCACCCCAGCCGCAATGAACGAGGCAGACGAGGCGGCGATACCTTCGACGACCGCCACGACCTTCGCCGAGTGCGCGCGCAGGGCGTTGAGAATCGCCAGTGCCTCCCACACTTCCCCGCCGGGTGAATTGATGAGCAGGCGGATTTCGCTCGTGTCTTCGGGCAGCTCGTCGAGGACCTCGACGAACTCCTTCGCCGAAATCCCCCAGTAGCCGCCCCACGAATCGATCGGGTCGTACAGACGCAGCGACACCGCACCGGCCTCTCCCGGTTTCGGGGCAGGACTCTCAGCGCGAATAGCGGTGCGCTGGAACGCTTTCGGATTTCGCAGGAACGGATTCACTGCTGGCTCTCCTCAGGGGTGGGGTTCTCCGGCGGCGTCCACGGCTCCTCCGGCGGCGGGGTGTCCTTCGACGGCAATCCGTACTGTTGCCGCGCGTACTCCTCGAGGGAACGGTCGAGGCGGATCAGGCCGGCGTCGATGAGCGTCTTGAGTGCATCGGCCGTGAGATCCTGGCGCGAGCCGATCTCGTCGAACACCAGCCGCGGCGCCGGCTCGTCCTCACCGAAGTTCAGATCCACCAGATCCTCGACGACGTGCGCGTTGGCGGTATCGCGGATCGACTCCGCGAAGGACTGCACCGACTGCACGAACGTGTCGGCCTGCACCGAGGCCAGCGCATACGATCCGCCGCGGTCGAGATTCAGGAAGTGCGCCAGACCAGCGAGCGCGATCTGCCGGTCGTGGTACTCGATCGCCTGCCGGATGTCGGGCAGATTGCCCGACACACCGAGCAGCTTCATCTCGGCACCTGCCGGCAACCCGATACCGGAGGACTCACCGGCACGCGCCGACGACGCCAGCTTCTGGTACCGATCGATGTCGTTCTCACCATCAGGCGCGGTCGCGACCGGGATACCCATGCCGTTGCGCCGCGCGGTCGCGGCCTCGATGCGCATCAGCTCGTCCTTGAGCAACCAATGCTTGTATGCCGGCCGCAGCAGCGAACTGCCCTTCCAGTCCCCCGGCTCCGGATCGCGGACGTAGGCGACCAGCCGCGACACGGGGATCTTGATGCCGCCGTCGACGACGATCCGCACATCCATCTCCGGCGCCGGCGCGCGCTGCACGATCGAGTCCAGGCCGCCGTCACGGGCGACGTTGATCGCCGCGATCGTGCGATGCGGGCGCGGTGCCAGCTTGCGCAGGTACGCGTACCCGTTCTCGAGCCGGTACACCTGCTCGAAGAAACTGTGACCGTACGGCAGCATCAGCAGCGCCCACCGCAGGTGCTCAGCCCAGGAGAACCGGCCCCGGGTGCGCAGCCGCGGCTTGTCGTCCTCGGACTCACCGACGATCGACAACCCGAGGTTGCGGGCGACGAACTCGGTGACCTCGTCCCTCGCGCCGCTCTTGTCGACCCGCCAGGTGGCGCGGCGGATCGGCAGTCCGATCGCGGAGTTGACCGACGAGACGCGGCCGTCCTCGCGCATCATCCGCCCGTAGACGTTGATGGACTGGGGCCACCGCAGTTCGGGGACCTTCTCCTCGTCCATCCACTGCTGCCAGTCCAGCGTCGACATTCCGCCGTCGGCGCGGACGTAACCGACCTCGTAGGACGGTGCAGGGGGTGCGGCGGTCTCGGCCACGAGGTCGACTCCTTTCAGAACGCTGCGGTGAGTACGTCGAGATCACCGGAACCGGACGGGCCCGGATCGGTGCGGGCCGCCACGGCCGGCGGCGGTGGCGGCGGCTTAGCGATGTCGTAGACCTTGAGCGCCCAGTGCGCGAGGGTCACGGCCACCAGCGGCGAGATGGTCATGTTGCCCTTGCGATTCCAAGCCCAACCTCCGCCGGGCAGGTCCCGCTTCGTCGCTCCCTTGAGTGCGTCGGCGAGCAACGGGTCCCCGGTGTGACAGAGGTTCGCGTTGACCGCGTCGTCGTAGAACCCGCCGCAGGCCTGCACCATCTGCCCCGCCGTCGTGACCTCCGGTTCGATGCCGGCCGCCACTAGATCCGGGTGCAGCGAGTACGCAGGCGACGCCTTGTCGATCACCAGCGCACACGGATCCCACCGGTCGATCAGCGAGAGCAGGATCCGCACCAGCCCCGGGCCCGGTGCCGAGTGGTAGCCGACCTCGACGTGCACCTTGCCGTCGCTCGTGCGGGCCGCCGCGGCGATCGACACCCAGTTGCGGTCCGGCGACATGTCGATCGCGAGAGCGATCTTCTTGCCGAGTTTCGCGTCCCCTCTGGCCATGTCGCTCCACAGCGTCGGATCGATGATGTTCTCGGTCGCGGACTCGTCCTGATCCCAGAACTCGTCCCACACGCCGAGACCCTCACGCCGCCACCCGTCGTCGTTCGGGAGGTTCTCCCGCAGACGCAGCATCGACTCGTGCGAGGTCCGCGTCGGGTACGAAGCGTTCGCGATCTTCCACTGCTCCGGATCGTCGATATCCCCATCGCGGTCCGCGCTGCACTCGATGTACGCGCCGTTGCGCAGCTGCCCAGCGAGCGCCTTGCGGCGCTTCTTGGAGAACGCCTCCCCCGGATCGATCCCGGGCCGCGGCGGCGTGCCGAGGTAGAACAGCAGCGCGCCCGCCGGATGCTGCGACTGGTTCGTCGCCGCGAGCATGTCCTCGAGCGCACGCTCGGTGAGGATCTGCGCCTCGTCGAACACCTCGACGTCGACCTCTTCGAAGCCACGACCGAAGCCCATCGACCGGGCACCGAACATGATGATCGACCCGTTCGTGAACGCGATCTGCTGCTCTCCGTTGGCGGTGCGCACCCCGTTCGAGGGCACATACGCCGCGATGCCCGGACGTTTGACCAGCGACTGCAGCGTCTGGAACGTGCGGGTCGAGGTCCGCAAGTGGTGCGCGGTCCACACCACGGTCAGGCCTGGGAACTCGAGGCACAGGGCGATGACCAGCGAGCCGACGAAGAACGTCTTGCCGACCTGCCGCGGGATGCTGATCGTGATGCCGCCGACCGTCGCCGCGTACATCCCGTCGGCGGTCTTGCCGAGCGCGATCTGCCCGACGCCCTGCTGCCACGGATCATGCTCGACCCGCATCAGCCGCAGCCACTTGCGGATCCCGCCGTAGCCGGTCGAGACGATCCCCTCGGGGATCACCACATGGCGGGCAGCCTCAGAGAGCTTCGGGGTCAAAGACCTCGTCGGTCGACGACGTGTTGTTGTCGTCATCCGAACCTGCCTTCGCCTTCGCCCTCTCGTCGATTTCCTCGATCGCGTCCATGAAGTCCGAGAGCCGTTTCGTCAACGCCGCAAGATCACGGGCAGGCGTCGACGAATCGTCGATCGCCCGCGCGCAGCGGTCGCGCATCGCGACCAGCGTCGCCCGCTTGTCGCCGGCCGCAGCGGCCTGCGCGACCTCCCCAGGCCCGGGCCTGGTCACCTCGTCGCCCACCGGCGGTGCACCCCCTTGGGAAAAAACGGAGAGAGAGATTGACTCCGTCGGCGGGGCGGTCAGGAACACCCCCCCACCCGCATTTTCCCTGGTCAGAGCCAGTGCGATGCGGGTGAGGGACGGAGGCAGGTCACCAGTCGAGCAGGCACCAGTCGGCGCGGTCGCCGGCGGCCGCCGGCTCGATCGAGTGGCCCGTGACGGCGGGTCGGCGGTCGTCGTTGCGGCCGTCCTGCCGCTCAGAGTTGCACTTGTTGTGCAACAGCCGGTCGGCCTTCATGCCGCCATGAATGCGGGCCTGGGTGTGGTCGGCCGCCAACGGTTGGTTGTCGAAGTTCCGATCCGGATCACGGAACATCGGCCGATCGCACCACCAGCACGGCGTGCCGTCGACGTGACGGTTGAGCAACCGGGTCCGCTGCTGCTGATGCAACCACCCGAGACCCTTCTGGGTCGTGGTCTTGCGGGGCCGCGGCGTCGAGCGACTGCTGCTCATCGGCTAGCCGCTCGTCGTGCGCCGAGGTTGCGCAGCCACACCAGGATCCGCCCGGTCAGGGTGAGCTTCATCGGGCGAACACGATCCGCAGGACGTCGATGGTGGCCTGGGCCAGATCGAGCAGGGCATGGATCAGGTTCACGAGAACCTCCCGGGATTTCGGGGCGAGAACACCCCGGAAACGGAAACTCCCACGCCCTGTGTCCGGGCATGGGAGATCGCTTGGGGACATCATGCCTGTGGATAACTCTGTTGGCAAGCCCATGACCAGGCCCTGGCGTGTCACTGCTCTCCCTGTCTCCGCTGGACCATCTCCGGTCCGCCATCCAACTCCCGGGTGTGCACCTCGGCAGTGAGTCCGCAGTCGCACGCGAACCGCAGGATGTGCAGCTCGTAGTCCCCTTCCCACGACGTGCGGGCGCTCTTGAACGTCATCGGTACACCGTGATGGGACAGGACCGTCGAGAACCCCTCGGGTCCGTACGGGTTCGGAGGTTCACTCATCGCTGCTCACCCTGCCTTCTCGATCTCGGTGTCCGGATCGCGCAGCATCTTCGCCAGCCAGTCCCACTCGCGCAGCGTCCACGCAGGCCGGCCCCGCCACCGCATCCCACACATCGCCCGGGGCGGGGCGCAGTTGATCCCGCGGCAGATGATCAACGGCTGATCGTCGACCTCGTCCGGATCCGGGTAATGGATCTGCATGGTGCGCAAACCCATGAGCCCGCCGGTGCCGCGGCCGCTGCACCACGGGCATACACCGTTGAGCACCTGCCCGTCACGCAGGTCGCCGAGCAGCTGCGCGGTCTGCCGCACCAGCGGGTTGATCATGTACGCCACCCACGGCGCGGTCTTGTCGTCGCACTCGTGCGCAGCCGGAACCAGTTCGCGGGCGGTGGCGAGCCAGCGCATCGGATCCTTCGACGCCGCCGCGGACGGCAGCTCGTGGCCGTCGCCGGGGCCGACGACGTCGATCAGGCACTCGGCGATCTCCCCCGCGCGGGCGACGATGCTGTAGATCAGGTCGAGCACCTGGATGTCGGCCGGCGCCGGGGTCTGCAGCCCGCGCTTGCCGAGGCGTTCCTGGTCCTCGGGTGAGAGCATCCCGGCCCGGCGGGGGTTCTCCACCCACGACCGGGCGGTGCCGGGCACCTTCAACGCGATCAGTGACGGCCAGGCCTCCACCAGGTACTCGAGGTCGCGGACCACCGTGGCCACGGTCGGTTTGCTCACGCTGCCGCCCCCGTCCCCGCGGTCGCTCGCGCTCGTTTGCTCAACCGTTGGTAGACCCGCTCCCCCTCCGCCACGTACGGGGTGCGGACCCCGCGGGCGTACGCGGCGTGCGCCCGGCGCAGATCCGGTTCGGTCCACGTCTGCACTCTCCCGTCGGCGGTGGTGCTCTCCCACACCGGCGGCGCGGGGTCCATCCAGGCGAGCAGCTCGGACACCGGTCTGCGCGGGTCGACCATCGCGGCGCACGAGATGGCCAACGCGATCAGCTGCCGGCGGTCGAGGGCCGCGGTCAGGCGGGCCACGTCACCGGCGTCGCCGTCGCCGTGGGTGATCGCCACCAGCTGCACGGCCCGGTCGTCGAGATCGGCGAGCATCTGCTCGGGCAGGACGGACTCTCGATCAGTGGTCATGGGGATGTCCTTCCGGTGGTGCGCACTTCCAGCACGGCTCTGGCAGATGGTGTTCGGGGCAGGTGGTCTCGTCGCCGACGGTCGAGGGCGGCCCGGTCCACCCAGCCCAGGGGGATCCGAACCTGCCGGGGGCCGGCACGTGCGGTGCGGCGCCCGCGTCCCACATCGGAGGCTCGGGGTGAGGGTCGGGGGTTGGGGGCTGGGAGATCAGCTGACGGGAGACCGGAGGATCGACGGCAGTGGGTCGCCTTCCCTTCCCCCGACGACGACGTTTGCGAGGTGATCTCTCGTCAGGAGGAGCAGCCGCGGGTGACCTGTCCTGGTGACCCTTACCGGGAACCAAACCCATACCCTGCCCTGACCCTGCCAGGCCCGCGCCCGCGCGCGTCGCCCGTACGGGGACACCTCGTTTCGGGTGGTCGGGGGTGTGGTCGGGGCGTGGTCGACGCGTGGTCGCGTCACCGCTGGTCGCGGCGGGGTTCTCTGCGGCGCGGTGGCCCGGCGAGAGCATCTCAGCGTCGCGGTGGTCCGGCGAGCTGGTCTCTGCGTCGACGGGTGTCGGCGAGACGTGCTCAGCGTCGGGGTGCGGCGAGACGAACTCAGCGGCGGGGTGCGGCGAGACGTTGGCGCGAGGGGGCGGTGGCAGCAGGACCATGTCGGCCTGGGCCGGGGTTCGGTTGCCTTTGCGGCGGTTGCAGTCCGTGCACGAGATGACGATGTTGCGGGCGCCGTCGGCGCGGGTCGGGTCGACGTGGTCGAGCTGGGGCCGTCGTCCGGTTTCGGAGCGGGTGTCCTTGCGTTTGACGAGGACCCCGCAGTATCGGCAGTTCGCTTCGGTGGGCTTGGTGGGGTCCAGGCAGTCGCGGGCCCAGACCGAGTTGATGATCTCCTGGTCCTTGAGTTCCTTCCGTTTGCGGCGGGTGACTTCGACCTTGGCGGCCGGGTCGTAGCCCATGTCGAACCAGTCGTGGAACAGGTACGTGCCGGGTTCGACAGGGGGGCAGCGGGGGCAGGTGTGTCCGGGTGCGTGCCACAGGCCGACGTCGACGAGGATGCCGGCGAGGTGCTCGGCGATCTGAGGGTTGAGCAGGATCCGGATCAGGTCGGTGCGCCGGACGACACCGTCGGTGCCGCCGGACTCGGCGGACTGGCAGTCGGCGCCGGCCATCGTCCACAGGCCGATCGCGGCGATGCCTTCGAGGTGTCCCTCGAGTGCCTGCTCAGCCAGCGACCGGTGCTTGCGGTTCTGGGTGAGCTGATCGGTGACCTGGAAGAACACTGGACTCCTTCGGGACGGGGCGGACTGCGGTTCTGGGAATCAGGTGGTTCCGGCACGGGCGAACTCCTCACACGCGGTGGGGTGACGGGTTATCCGGTCGGCGAGCCGCTCCCGCAGATCCGGGTGCGCGGTGCCGATCTGGGTGCGCAGATGCTGGAAGTGCCCGACGTGCCAGTGCTCGCAGTACTCACAGGGGTAGGCGATGCAGTCCTCCCCCGACTGGATAGACAGCATCCGGGCATCGACGATCGCGTGCGCCGGCGTGAGGTACGGCTTCTTCCCGTGATGCTGATGACTCATGACGGGCTGCCGTTGGCGATCTCGAGCAGGACGTCGGCGTGGCACGGCTGACCGAGCGGGCACCAGCAAGCGAGATCCTTCCCGGCAAGTTCCTGCCGGATCGTCTCCCGCGCGGCCGCATTGTGCTCGCCCGTCACCGTGTGCCGGTACATCTGCACGACGCCTTCTGCGTCGATCTTCTGCCCTGCCTTCTTCCCGGTCAGATACATCATCGATCCGACCCGGTACGGGTTGGCCCACTTCGACGGCCGTCCGACGTACACCGCGCCGTCCGGCATGCGCCAGCCCTTCGTTCGTCGTCGCTGGATCCGTTCAGGCATCGTCGATCACCTCGGTCCACGGGGCGAAGTCGCGGTTGCTGATGTAGGCACTCCATCCCCGAGCTGGACGAACGATGATGCGGCCGTCCACGTCCGTCACGAGGGCTACATCGGCGGGCACGTCGTGCAGGTCGTGCCACCTTCGGGGTCCGCGTGCGCGCGGTGTGACCTGCTCGGTTTCCGGTTTCGTGCAGAATTCTGAGGCGGCGTCCGCGGACCGGTCCTCCTCTCCATCCCTGATCACCGTGACTTCCCCAGCAGGCTCGGCGATCGGCACCCTTCCCCACTCGGTGCCGGCGTCGTTGCGGTGCCAGCCAGCGTGTCCCGCCGGCAGGCAGCACGGCGGCGGCCGCAACCCAGGCACTGCCTCCGCCATGGGCATAGGCATCCCGCAGCGCCCGACCTCCGAGGACGAGTCGGAGTCCTCTCTGGTGATCGCGACGACCCGGTCGACGTTGACGTAGAGCAGCGCCTGCCCGTTCTCTGCCGAGCTCTTCCAACGCACCGTGATGTTGTCCCTGAGGGGATTTCGTTCGACGGTGAACTCGTCGCATTCGGCGTCGACGTGCGCTCCGCTGTCGATGTGCAGGCGGATCCTCACTCCCCCTCCTCGGTGTCGTCGATGACGACCTCACCCGAGTCCGCGAGGCGTGTCCCGATGAAGCGCGGCGGGGTGTCGGTGAGGAGCGTGAGCTTGATCCGCCACAGGGGCCCGGAGTTTCCGTTTGGGGGCACGACCATCAGTTCGTCTGCGCCGATCGCGCCGGGGAAGCGCCGGCCGCCGATGGTGAGGCCGTCGCGGGCGATGACGATTTCCTTGCTGAGTTCTTCCAGATCACGCTGACTCATGACTTCTCCTCGGTGTCGTCTCGGAACTCGTAGTGGTCGCCGTCGCGGTTGGCGAGGTACAGGCCGTCGATGGCGGCGCCCTTCGTGGTGTAGCCCTCCGCCGAGTCGGAGATGACGCGGCCGTTGCGTGCGCGGCGCTGCCACCGAAACTGGCCGGCCGCGTCGCGGTATAGGCGCACGGTGTGCTGGTCACTCATCGGCGGCCTCGTATTCCAGTACGGCGGCACGCACTTCCCCGGGATCCGGCAGGTAGAAGTAGCCGTCGGCGCCAGCTGGTCGCTTGTTGGCCTTGGCCCACTCGTAGGCGTACAGGGCGCGGCGCACGCGGGATGCGGTGGTGAAGATGTAGCCCTTAGGGTGCGGGTCGACCATCATGTACGCGGCGTCGGCCGCGTGCATGGCGATTCGATCCACTTCGATCCGGTCACTCTCTCGTCCGGTCATCGTTCGAGTCCCTTCCCGCCGGCGCGTGCTGCCATGACGCCGGCAGCAACTCCGTTGAGGTACGTCCAGGCGTCGAGAAAGCTGAGCGGTGAGATCGACGAGCCCCCGACCGCGATGCAGAAGTGGTCCAGTTGTGGGATGCCGTTGACATGCAGGAGCGCTGCTGACACGCGGGGGCGGATACCGCAGTCGAGTTCGACGACGGCGCACTGCCATTCCAACTTTGTCAGCTTCGGCCACGTCCCGTCGAACTCCGGCTCGACGTTGGTGAACTGGCCGTCCTCGACGCGGCGCACCTCGACGAGCTGGTCGAGGATCTGGGCGGTGACGGTCACGGCAGCACCACCTCCCGTGCGAGGCGGGCATCGAGGTAGACGTGCCAGACCAGACCGTTCGAGGCGACGACGGTGCCGATGTACAGGGCGTCGTCGACGATCGGGTGTCCTGTGCCCTCCACGTGCAAGGTGTGGGGCCGGGCCGGGACGCCGGCGCGGCACTCGTACCACAGGTCGATGCGGCGGTCCGGGTGCTCGCGGCACGGTGCGACGTGCAGCAGCCGCGCACCGGACGGGAGGTCGACGGTGACGGTGTCCGTGATCTCGAAGTTGACGCGGTGGATGGTTCGAGTTCTCACAGCGCGGTCTCCAATGCGGTGATCAGGTGGATCGCGGGTAGGTATGGGCGCACCGGGTCTGCGCACCAGGTGTCGAGGACGCGGCGGCGGGCCGTGTCGGTGCGTAGCGCGGTGTCGAGCCGTCGGGCGAGGCGGCCGTTCTCGTCGGCCCAGTCCCGCACCTGCTGGACCAGCACGTCGTTGCGGCCGACCAGCTGGCGGTTGCGTTCCCGGAGTTTGGCGATTTCGGCCTGGGCGTCGGCGAGGCGCTGCACGTCGCTCTGGTCCGTAGCCGCGCCGGCGTCGCCGTCGGCGGGGATCCCCTGAGGGGCCCGCGCGTAGAGGCTCACAGGACTGTCCCTCTTCCGGTTCGGGCGAGGACAACGAGGGTGATCGCGGCGGCGGTGAGCAGGCCGGCTGCGGTGAGTCCGACGGCCTCGACGATCGTGGTGATGGTCTTCATCGGTTCCTCCATTGGTCGGCGTGCGGGCACGAGGTCCAGTGCGGCAAGTAGAGGGGTTGGCCGCAGGCGCGCATCGCGTCACGGCGCGGGCCCAGGACGACGACGGCGCGCAGTCCGCCTCCGTCGAGGGGATAGACGGCGAGGTTGCCGTGCGGTGTCGACGCCGGCTCGAGGGGTATGGGTTTGTCCTTCGTGGTGGTGGCCCAGACGATTTCGGCGCGGCAGGAGGCGCAGCGGGTGGTGCCGGGCAGGTGGTGCTCGGTGGTGGTCACGGTGATCACTTCCTCTGCAGGAGGGTCAGGTCGAGGCGGCCGCGGCCCGGCCGGCGGTTGTAGGCGGTGACGAGGACCCGGGCGATGAGCTGCGGGAAGGTTCCCTTCGTTCCGGAGTCCTGCAGGTCGCGGGCGCGGGCGTGGAGCTGGCGTGGGGTGAGGTCGGACATGGCGTCGGCGAGGCGCCCGGAGTCCAGGTCGAGGGCGTACCGGTCGAGCACGAGGGAGACGCCTTCGATGACGACGGCCTTCTTCGCGGCTTCGTCGCCGGGCCAGACGTCGAGGACCAGGACGAGGGTGTCGGCGAGCACCTCGGGTGCGGAGCGGTTCCAGATGCGTTCGAGTGCGGCGCAGCACTGCAGGTTCTTCGGGCCGGCCTCTTGGGTGACGGCGAGTCCGCACTCGGAGGCGATGCGCTCGATGGCGGCGACCGCGGGGTCGCCGGCGGCGCTGCGGGCGTGCCAGCGGTCCCAGGTGGTGAGCTGGCGGGTCTTGGCGTCGATGTCGAAGAACAGCTTCGCTTCGTCTTCGACGGTGAGTCCGGTGTGGACGGTGGCGGCGAGCTGGGCGATGCCGAGGCGCGCTGCGGCGGCCCACCGGTGCTGGCCGTTGATGATGGCGTAGCGGGGGGTGGCGGTCTCGCCGCGGTCGGAGACCTCGAGGACACCGACGAGGCGGCGGTCCCAGGCGGCGGCGATCTTGTCGGCGCGGCGGGTATCGAGGGGCCGCTGGTAGGTGTCGTCAGCGAACATGTCGGCGACAGCGACGACGTCGATGAAGGTGTCGGTCATTGGTCGCTGCCCTTTCCTCCGAAGGTGATCTCGACGACGCCGGCCTTGGCGAGTTGTTCGGCGGCCGCTTTGATCTGGTTGGTCTCGGGTTTGGTGGCGTTGCTGGGTACCGAGTCGGGGGCGGGCAGCCGGATCTGCCAGGACTCGGCCCAGGCGGCGCGTTTGGCTTTGTCCTCGTCGGACAGCAGGGTCGGGGTGAGGGTGCCGAGGAAGCTCTCGCCGACGACCACGGACAGGGCGCGGGTCGAGGCGTGCGCGGTGATGGAGATCGGTTCGCTGTAGGCGTTGGCGGCCGCGGCGAACGCGGAGATCACGTGCGGGGACAGGTGCACGGTGTCGAGCTCGGTGTACGGCAGGTGCCGGATCCGGGAGATGGTGTGCGCGACATCCGGGTAGGAGTCGAGGGTTTCCATGCGCGGCAGCTCGAGGGCCTGGCCGTCGATGCCGGGCAGTCCGGAGACGTCGGCGATCTTGACGTAGTTGTCGCCGATCTCGATTTCGATGATCGCCTCGGGCTCTTCGGATTTGTCGGCCGGCGCCTTGAACACCGAGAGGATCTTGCGGATCTGGTCCGGGGCCAGGTCGACGATGACACCGTCGGTGGGGATGGGGACCAGGTCGTTCTCGGATTCCCACACCGAGACGATGGCGAGGCCGGAGGTCCAGCCGTCGGTCGCGGTCAGGGTGAGGTTGTGCCGGTCGAGCTGGGCGCGGACGCGGTTGAGGGTTTCGGCTTTCGGGTTGGCGTGCTTGACGACGGCGGTGCACGCGCGGCGGAAGTCGTGGGTGGCGACGCAGATGTTGGTCACTGCTTGCCCTTTCGTTCTGGGTCGGCGGGGAATGGCATCGCGAGTTGGCCGTCGATCGGGCCTGTGGTCGAGTGGTCGCGGCACAGCAAGCCGTAGATTGTGACGCGGCGCTCGGGTGGTTGGGCGTGCCACCAGGCGTCGGCGTCGGCGACGGTGCTCATCGGTACCTCCACTGCCGTTTCGCTCGTCGGGGCAGGTCGATTCGGATATGCGGCGGTCTCGGGTTCGGGGGCCGGCGCGCATGGCAGGTGTCGGAATGCAGGACGTAGAGGGGTTGCTGGTCGGCGATGGCGCGGTGCAGGTCGTCTCCGCGGAGGATGTCCGCGTAGATCACGCCGTCCTCGTCGCGGACGTCGCGTTTGCGGACACGGCCCGCCCCGGGGTCCGGGTACAGGTCGAGGCGGATCCGTTTGCCGGATCCCGTGGACGTGGCCCACGTGATCTCCTGCCGGCAGTCCCTGCACCGCGCCACCATCAGTCGGCGGCCACCACCCGGGCGGCGACCGCGATCAACGCGGCCGCCACATCGTTCGCCTGGGCGGAGGTGAGCACACTCGCATGCACCGCGAGGCGCCCGTCCGGGTCGACGGTGATGCACGCCGACCCGTCCTCGGCGGTCCACGCGATCACTGTCTGCTCGGCCGGCAGCCGACGCGGCGCCGCCAACGAAGGTAGGTGCACCACCGCGCTGCCCGCCGGCAACCGCTGCAGCAGCGCTTCGGCCTCGTCCCCGGTCAAGGCGGGCCCGGTGTTGACGGTGGTCACGGTTCCTCCGAAGGCTGGTAGGCGGTGCAGGGGCACCAGCGGGCGTCGATCAGGTTCTGCGCGTTCGTGAGGCACCCCTCGACACCGCGGTAGTGCTTCGCACGTGGATGCCCGCAGTTGGCGCAGGACTGCAGGTGCTCGAACTCCGGCATCGGCAGCGTCACGACGCACCTCCCACCGGGCGGGGCCGGTACGCGATATCGACCGGCTGACCACCGAGGCACTCGGCGAGCGAGGCGACGTGCTCCGGGAGACTCACCTCGTACGTGCCATTCGCCTTCACGGCCGGGGTTTCCGGCGGGTCCGGTGGTTCGACGAAGTTGTCGGCCTCCCACATCGCCGCGTAGGTGCGCCACGAGATCGCCAGGTTCACCGCGGCGTTCGCCTGGGCGAGCAACTCCCCCCGCGATATGTCCGATTGCGCGGCCCGGTCGGTCAGCGAGTACGCGAGATTCGCGGCAACATCACCGATCACCCGCGCTTCGGCAGCGTCGATCTGGTCCAGACGATGACGGGAATCGGTCACGGCCGGCCACCCCCTGCCAGGAATGCGTTGTGGTGCTCCGCCACAGCCATCCGCACCACGCGGCGCGCACGCCTCAGCTCCGGGCCCGAGTACACAAACGAGAGCACCGTCCCCACCGAGGCGACCGCCCCGAACGTCGAGGTAAGCACCGTGGCGAAACCCGGATCGCCGGTGACGTGGGTCAGGTACACGCCCACCAGCCCCACCACGACGGATGCGGCGGTGGCGGCAACGAGCGTCCAGTGGGTTCGCCTGGCGACCTTGAGTTCGTCTCGCACGGCGTGGAGCTGCTCCCACGCGTCCTCTTCGGTGAGCACCATCACCACACCCCCGTCTGCAGGAACCCGACCGCGCGGAGAGTGATCAGCAGCGCGGCGACACCGCCGGTGACGATGCCGATCCCGATGACGTTCTCCCGGCGGCTGGGGGTGTCGAGTTCGGCCGCGGCGGCGAGATACGCGCGCCAGCCGGTGTCGGAGTCGATGCGGGTGCTCATCGGGCACCTCCGCCGGCAACTTGCGTCTCTTCCCACGCGACGAGGTCCGACATCTTGTACCGGGCCCACTTGCCGATCTTGTAGTACTTCGGACCTGTACCGGAGTAGGCCCAGACGGCCAGCGTCTTGACTGGCACTCCGTACCGATCTGCCACTTCCTTCCTGGTGAGGAAACCCTCGTCCGATGAACCCTCTTCAATCCTTATGTCGTTAGCCATTTTTCATCTCCTTACGGTGGGCGACCCAGTACACGGCCTTGAACTGGTCGTCGTAGGACTGCTCGAGCTCAGTGGTGGGCAGACCGTCGGCCTTGGCGGCCTTCCATTCGCGGTAGCCGCACTGCTGCCACGGGCCGAAGCCCTCCGGTGGCGGCTCGACCACGACGGTCAGCGCCACCCGCCCGGTGAGCTGCAGCTGCGCGAGCTGGGCGGCGTCGAGGATCTGCCACACCCCGATCGGGTGCGCGGCGCTCACGCGGCACCGTCCTCGAGCACGATCGGCGGGAGCTCGGCGAGCGTGGCCGGATCGGTGGGGATGCCGCGGTATCGCGGGTCGTAGTGGGCGTGCAGCGAATCGTGGGTGCGGCCCTGCCGCAGCACGTCCTCCCACACCTGACCGGACACGGTCAGCCGGCACTGGGGGCACAGGTACACGTACGGGTCGGTGACGGTCGGGGCGGTCATGCGATCACCGTCCGAACGAGCCACACCGTGCCCCACACGATCGGCACCCACGCCACGAGCGACACAGCGAGCGCCAGCACCAGGCCGCGGCACGGCCGCACGGTGGGCTGTCCGCCGGGGCGCCGGGTCGCGACAGGGATGTCGAGCTGGTGGCCGAACGCCGGCACCGTGGTCCCGTCCGTCAGGTTGAGCAGCCACAGGTGACCGGACGGAGCGTGGTCGGCGATCTTCTCCAACGTCACGACCTCGCGGGAAGCGAAGCGAATTGTCATGACGCTCCTCCTGCCCGGCCGTCGAAGGCGATTTCCCAGATCCACGCGGGGTAGGAGTTGACCTCCCCGTACAGGGCGTGTGGCACCTTCACCGGATCGATGCCGCGGCTCTTCGCGATCAGTGACGCCTGGGTGCCGATCTTCTTCAGGTGCTGCGCGCTCGTGTTCGGGGCGCTGATGAGACGGGCGTAGCCGAGTGCGGAGTACCAGTCGTGCCGGCCTTCGATGGCGTCGAGTCGAGCCTCGGTCTTGGCGGCGATCGCCTTCGCCTCGTCGGCTGTACGCTGCGCGGCCTCGAGCTGGTCGATCTGGGCGCGCAGAATGTCGAACGTGGAGACGTTTCCGCGTGGATTGACCGCCTGGCCGGTGTGGAAGTAGGCGTCGAGCGCGTCGGCAGCTTCGGCTTGGAAGGCGATGACGGTGCCGCGGGCCTGTTGGGAGACGCGGTTCTCGTCGAGGGTGGCGAGCCACATCGTCATGGTGCGGCGGTCGATCATGACCATCTCGCGGTGCTTGCCGTCCTCGGCAACCGTTGCCTTCAAAGCAACAGTTGCCCATGACCTGCTCTGCAGCTTGCGGTACTGCGCCGCGTAGCTCACCCCGATCGCTTCGCACATCGGCTTGAGCGCGACCATCGGGCGGCCGTCGATCTCGGCTGCCAGGATCGCGGCGGTGGTCCCGGGGACGGCGATCTGGACGAGCTGTGCGTCGGTGCTCAT